ATCCAAACATTAACTACTATTGCAGCTAATGGAACCGCATCATATGATGGATTTAGTAATACTACTGCTTCTTTAAATTTTGGTATCAACCTTATAAACTATGCAACTTCACAAAGTTATTGTGTTAAATTACCTCAACCAGTTACTGGTAAAAGTGTTATAGTAATAAATAAGAGTGGCATAGATATAAAAGTTTTCCCAAGCAATACTGGGGGAGATATTAATGGAAATATAAATGGATTTGCTACAGTCCCATCTAATGGAACATCATATGCGTTTAATTGCTATGAAAATCCATTACCTGGAGGATGGTCAATATTAGCAACAAATAGTACTAATCAAACATTAATCTCAGAAGTTATTAGTGGTTCTTTAGGCCCTAAAGTATACCCAAATGCGGGATGGGAAGATTCAAAAAATAATTTTGTTTTTATAAATAATATTTTAAAAGCTAGTGGAAGTGCTATTGCAAGTTTTCCACCTCAATGGAATTTTTTAGCACCAATAGTTTCTGATCCTCAATATCAAGTAGGAAATTCATATTCTAATGGATGGGGTACTTATCAATGGTTAAATACTAGACAATTCCCAACTGATTCTTGGAGAAGAATTAATAGTATAACTTTAGTTACTAACCTTACAGGAAGTACCGCTATAACATCCCAAATTGGATGGAACATGACTCTTGGATTTGAAACTCATTTTTATTTTGCTAGTAACCCAACTCTTCGTTATGTTGGTGGATTCTGGGATAATAACACTGGTTACCCAAACGTAGATCCTGCATTTACAAACTTTTATAACAATGTTCAAACTCCATGGGCTGCAGCCAATGATGGTAATGGTTATCCTTCAATGACAGGGTATGGTGGATCAGGAAATGGTCCTGTAGCATCTACTGTTTCAATTACCCCAGGAACATTTACAGCAGGTGGAATAAGTCCAAATCTAGCAGCTAATGCTGGAGACCCAGGTACAGCTAGATTCACTATAAATCTTCCACAACAATATATAGCTAGCTTTTTTGGTTATACTGATCTTGGAGCTAGATATATAGGTTCTTTTACCCCTGACCAATACTATTACAATGGAGTATCTTGGGTCCCAGTAGGAACATTAGATGCATATAGTGCTAAATGCTGGGGGATTGGAATGTATCATAATTCTCCATCACTTTCTTTCCTAGATTTAAAAATTTCACCTCAATATAATGTAACTTTAAACTAATAAAACAATGGCGTTCTTATCACTTTATTCAGCATCTATTTATCAATCAGCTAGCACTATGGTACAAATAACAGCTAGCGCAGGTGGAAAATCTTTAAATCTTATAACAGGTTCATTTACTCGCACCGCTACAGGATCATATACATTTGTATCCTCAGGATCGTTTATAGGAGCTTCAGGAAGTATTACAGGAAGTGTAGTTAGTAATATACTTTTTAATCCTCAAGTTAATACTTCTTCATTAGGTAGTATTTTTGTCTCAACTTCTCCAATAAATCCAAATGCATTTTATGTTTATACATTTTCTAATTTTTTAACTCAAACATTAAGTGATAATGCTATTGAATCTGGTTCATACCAAATAGATATAGGAATTGAATATTTGTAAAAATTAATTATTAATAACATTTTAAAAGACCTCATTATTGGGGTCTTTTATTTTCCCTTAATATTTATAACAAAATCTAACACATGAATATCCCTATATATCCTGGTTCTAGTTCATTTATTCCTGGAATGACTCCATTTGGATTTTATGACTATGATGCTCAATTTCAAACAGATGCTGACAAAGTAACAACATTTTGTGCTCGTCGACTAGGATATCCTATCATGGAAGTTGAATTACAAGATTTAAACTTCTATGCTGCTTTTGAAGAAGCAATCACTACATATGGAAATGAATTATATGCTTATCAGGTTAGAGATAATATGTTAACATTAGAAGGAGCACCATCAACATTAAATCCTACTAATGCTCTTATCACACCTAATATGGCTACTATTGTTCGTTTATCACAACAATATGGTGAAGAAGCAGGTGTAGGTGGAAATGTTACTTATTATAGTGGAGCAATGGCTCTTACAAGTAGCATTCAAGAATATGACTTAGGAGCGTGGGCCACCGCTAACAATATCACAGGTGGAATAGAAATTAAAAGAGTATTTTATCAAGAAATACCAGCTGTAAACCAAATGTATGCTCCTTATGGTTTAGGAGCATTTAGTGGATTAGGTGGAGTACCAGCGGCGGGCATCTATGGAGGTATCTATGGTGGTGGATATGGAGGAGGCTACTTAATGATGCCAGCGGCATTTGATGCGGCTGTAGTTCAGGGTATAGAACTAAGCAACACTATTAGATTATCAGCTTTCACATTTAATATTATAAATAATAAACTAAAAATATTCCCTATACCAAATGATAGTGATACTAGAGGAGGATTTATTTGGTTTGAATATATTAAAATAGAAGACAGATTAACAAATAGTATTACAGAAAATCCAAATGGAGATATTATAACAAACCCATCAAACGCTCCATATACTAATCCTATATATGGTCAAATTAACTCTATAGGTAGACAATGGATATTTGAGTATACATTAGCATTATGTAAAGAAATGCTAGGGTATGTTAGAGGAAAATATTCAACAGTTCCTATCCCTGATCAAGCAGTAACATTAAATCAATCAGACTTATTAGCATCTGCTGGGACAGATAAAGCAGCATTAATTGAAAGATTAAGAATGTATTTAGATGAAACTTCAAACCGCGCTTTGCTTGAGAGAAGAGCTCAAGAAAGTGATTTTAGAAGACAAGAAATTAGTAATGTACCAATGACAATCTATATCGGATAATGGCTTTATTTGGATCATCTCGAGATATTTCAATGTTTAGAAAAATCAACCGTGAGTTGCTAGGAGATATTATCACCCAACAACTTGCAGTTTACAAATATGCTTTAGATAAAACTAAAGTAAACATGTATGGAGAAGCATCAGATGGTAGATGGTTTAATGGACCTACTTTATTAAATGCTTTAATTACTATTGAAAATAAAACTGATGGTACAAGTGATTTAGGAGTTGACTTTAATTGGAGTATCAAAATAGCATTCTTAAAAGATGATTTATTAGATGCTAACCTAGTAGTAGAAATAGGAGATGTTTTACTATACCAAGAATCTTATTTTGAAGTAGATGTAGCCACAGATACCCAATATTTTGTAGGTAAGGACCCTCAATACCCATATAATACTAACCCATTAAACCCAGGGTTAGAAAATTTTGGATATAATGTATCATTAATATGTGAAGCACATTACATACCAGCAGATAGAGTAAATATACTTCGCCAAAGGCTTTAATATTTATAATAAATGATAGGAGTCTATAAAATAACAAGCCCAACAAATAAAATATACATAGGACAGTCAACTAATATAGAAAATAGATGGAAATATTTTTACAAAACATTAAAATGTAAAAATCAACCTAAATTATATAACTCATTTAAAAAATACGGTTTTGAACAACATAAATTTGAAATCATAGAAGAATGTCTTGTAGAGCAATTAGATGATAGAGAAATATATTGGGGTAAGCATTATGATGTATTAGTAGAAGGACTAAATTGCAAATTAGGAGAAGGTAGAGGAGCATGTAGTAAAGAAACTAAACAAAAGATGAGTAATGCTCGTTTAGGAAAAAAAGATACTAACTCTACTAAAATAAAAAAATCTAATTCTTTAAAAGGTAAACCTAAACCTGAAGGATTTGGTAAAACTCATAGTTTAAAATTAAAAGGTAAACCTAAACCTGAAGAATTTGGTAAAAATATATCATCACAAAGAAAAGGAAATTGGAGTATACCTCAACATCAAATTGATGCTGGGATAAAAGCAAGAAATAAACCTACTATCCAATATGATTTAAAAGGTAATTTCATTAAAGAACACGAATCAGCTAAGCATGCTGCTATTTATGTTGGAGTACATGATGTTAATATGAGACTACATTTAGGAGGAAAATATAAGACATGTAAAGGATTTATTTTTAAATACAAAGATTATAATGGCTAAGCAAAGAAAACCAATACCTAAAACTCAAAAAGAGATAAGCAAACAACTGCAGGAACCATATGTTCCACCTGTTGATGCTCCTGGTTTTTCTCCTACAGGTAATCCTAATGATGCTAATAATATTAATAGAGCAAATCAAACTTCATTTAAGGATGACACTGTTAAACCATTAACTATTGGTTTAGAAGATTTAGACTGGGCTGTAATGTATTACTTTCAAAATGTTATCCGTCCTACAGTTAAACAAAATGGAGAATTAATAAATGTTCCTGTAATATATGGTTCACCTGAAAAATGGAAATCATATCAAAAGGATGGATACTATAGAGATCTAAATGGTAAAATAATGGCTCCATTATTAATGTTTAAAAGAAATAATGTTGAAAAAAATAGATCTCTTACTAACAAATTAGACGCTAATAATCCCCATAATGTAGCTGTTACTGGTAAAAAATACAGTAAACAAAATGCTTATAGTAGCTTTAATATACTAAATGGAATAAAACCAGAACAAACATTATACGCCACTGTAGTCCCAGATTATGTGACAGTGACTTATGATTGTGTTATATTTACTTATTATAATGATCAATTAAACAAAATCATTGAAGCAGTAGAATATGCTTCTGATGCTTATTGGGGTGATCCTGAACGTTTTAAATTTAAAACAAATATTGATTCATTTGCGACAACAGTAGAATTATCTGATAATGCTGAAAGGGCAGTTAGAAGTACTTTTACCCTTAAAATGTTTGGTTATATCATACCTGATACAATACAAAAAGATACAACATTTATACCTAAGTTCTCAAACCGTAATAAATTAACATTTGGGTTAGAAACAGTTTCAAATATTAATAATTTACCACCTACTTCATAATATTTATGACAAAATAGATTATGGAAAAAAAAGTTTTAACACAAGAAGAAATTCAATCATTAAAGAAATTACAAGCAAATCAAGCTAATATAATAACAGCTTTAGGTAGTGTAGAATATCAATTAGAAGTTTTAACATTACAAAAACAAAATCTTAAAATTGAATTACAAAAACAATTAGAAGAAGAAACTAAAACTAGTGAAGAGTTATCAAAGAAATATGGTGAAGGAAATATAGACCTAGAAAAAGGAGAAATTATTATATTACCATAATTTTGATACTCTTTAAGATATTTATAACAAAACTAAACACAATAACTAAAACATGGCAGAAATATTATTATCCCCTGGTGTATCAGCAAATGAAGTAGACACATCATTTGTAACTCAAGGCCCAATAACTGCTGGAGCGGCTATCATCGGTCCGACAGTAAAAGGACCAGTAGAAATACCTACAGTAGTCACTTCATATGCTCAATATCAACAAAAATTTGGAGATGTTTTTCAAAGTGGAAGCCCAGCTTTAACTTATACTTATTTTACATCTATAGCAGCTAGAAATTATTTTAATAATGGAGGTACTTCATTATTAGTAGCTCGTGTTGTAACAGGATCTTATACTTCTGCTACAAGTAGTTTAATTGTAAGTTCTAGTGGAGCTACTAGCTCAGTATTTGTTTTAGAAACAATTTCTGAAGGTATTATAATGAACAGCTCAGGATCTGAAGATTCAACCGGAGCTTTAGCTAATGGTACATCTGACAATATTAGATGGCAAATAACAGCAGCTAATACATCTTCAGGAACATTTGCTTTACTTATCAGACAAGGAAATGATACTAATAATGAACCAACTATTTTAGAACAATATACTAATTTATCATTAGATCCATATTCACCTGATTTTATATCAAGAAGAATAGGTGACAAAAAATTAACATATAGAACTGATGGTGGTGTAGCTTATTTACAAGAAACTGGAAGTTACGGTAATGTATCTGCTTATGTAAGAGTTAAAAGTGTTAACATAACTACTCCTAATTATTTCTTAAATAGTGGTACTCCAAATCCGTTATACACTGGTTCATTACCAATTAATGGTAGTGGTTCATTTGGTGGAGCATCAGGACAAATAAGAGGTGGAGCTAAATTCTATAATGATATAAACAACACTGATACTCAAGGTTTAACACCTGGTTGTTATGATCGTATGGTTGATTTATTAGCTAACACAGATGATTATAAATTCAATGTGTTAACAACACCTGGATTATGTAATAATCTTACAGATCATGCTGGTGTTATTAATGATATAATATCTAGTGTTCAAGACCGTGGAGATGCTATTTACATCCCAGATATGGTATCTTATGGTCAAACTATCGCAGATGTTGTTTCAAACGCTGCTGGTAAAAATACATCATATGCTGCTACATACTGGCCTTGGGTTCAAGTATTAGAGCCAAACACTAACCAATTAACATGGATTCCAGCATCAACTGTTATCCCAGGTGTTTATGCTTATAATGATAGTGTTTCTTACCCATGGTTCGCACCAGCAGGTTTAAATCGTGGTAGTTTAAGTCAAGTAATTGGAGCTGAAAGAAATTTATCTCAAGCTAATAGAGATACTTTATATAATGGTAAAGTAAACCCAATCGCTACACTTAATGGGCAAAGAGTAGTTTATGGTCAGAAAACATTACAAACTAGAGCAAGTGCTTTAGATCGTGTGAATGTTCGTCGTTTGTTAATCGCTCTTAAGA